CACGCCAGAATATCCGTGCCCCATTGCTTATAGACCGTGGACGGCAAGAAGCAGGACGGGATTGCTCCCGTCGCACTCGCAGCTTCGGCAATTTGCGTGCAAAGCCGCGCCTTGAAGTACAAATTCATGCCCCAAGCGAATGAGCGGTTGCTGCTTGGGTCTGGAATCGCTACGTCGCCGATAGTTCCGCCGAAGTCACCGGAATAATACGCTGTCTCTATCGGGACGATATTTCCCTCAAACTGTGCATTCAGCAGATGGTAGCTGTCACCCGTCATCAGATAGCCGGTTGCGGCTAATGCGGGTTCGTGTTCGGTGCTAAGTTGCCAGCCACCAGTCGGAGCGGGTGCCGTTTGGAACTGTGGCGTGCCCTGCAAGGCGTCAATAGGCGTGCCGTAGTTGTTCGCCTTCGGATATTGCACCAGATTGATTGGCGCATTCGTGTTCTTGTCGATATAGGCTTGAGGAACAGAGCCCGATGCCTCCCACCAGCTTCGCGCCATGACCAGCGCGTTGGTGCTTGTGGGATTGCGGATCAGGTTGGCGTCAATCTCATTGCAGACGCCGAGATCATACCGCTCGCCAGTGTCCGGCATTCCTTTATCGACACCGGCATTGGAAAATGGGGATGAGAATGTGTATCCCGCAAGTGTTGCTGGGGTATTGTCAGGCGTAATAACAGAAGCGATGTTTGGCACATCGCTGCCGATGTAAGGAGGCAGGAGCCTCTTTGCGATCAATTGCTGCGGTGTGAACACCACCGGGCGCGGGAAATTCTGCCAGCGCCATTGCTGCCACCAGCAATGATCTGGAATTGTAATCGGCCCGGCTGCGACCGGCGTAGGTCCGAAATATCCCGGTACGGCAACGCCATCGACCAGTATCTCGACAGTGACATTCGCAAGCTGGCTGAGAGCCGTGGCCTGCGCCATAATGCCAGCACCGCCAGCATCGCCAACCGGATCAACCTTGCCAAAACCAAAGCGCACGTCCAGATGCGTTCCAGGAGCCTGATCTTGTGCAACACGGATATAAAGCGGCGCAGGAGCGCCAGCAGGAGGCGTCAGTTCTTTGATGACTTCGACAAAACCATAGGTCTTGGATTGGTCGAAGGTCCACGACGCGCTGACATTCGCGTCGGAATATGCGTAGAGCGTGCCGTCTATGGTGAGGTTTATGGCTACAGGAAGCGCCAATGGCTTAAGTCCCTGTGATGGTCGTTGCGGTAGTCAAGCTTGGGGTTACACCGGAACTAACCACAATCGTCGGACTGATCGCGCCGTACCAATAGAGAACGCCCGTGCCAGACGAAGCCGAACCTATGCCCATGAAGGTCTCGGTTTCGGAACCACCGGTAGCGGCTGGGAATGTGATAGTAGAGACAGGAACCGCTGTATTGCTCGAAACGGTCCAGCCTACGGTGCCGGAGTTTCTAGTAACAGCTACGCGAGCATAACTCGTATAAGCGGCTTCATTCGTGGTTTGATTTCCGCTCGTTCCTGGGGTTGCCGTGTGCAGACTGATATAAAGATTGGTCAACGGGCCACTCGCGGCATTATCCGCGATATTTGCGATGGCAACGGCATTCAAAATAAGCTTAAGCCAGCTTGCGGCGGCGGCTGTAGTCTGTGTCATTTATTTTTCTCCATGACGGTTTCAACGCCTGCAATTCGGCCATCAGGGCCGCGCACAACGCGTTTTGGTGAATTTAAACTATGTACGGCTTCCCCAATCTTCTGCATCGTCTCATTGTGCATCGTCTGCATCTGGGAAATACCATTCTGGTGAACTTGCGCTAAATTGTTATGCAATTGACCAAGATAATCGATCGCTTGGGAAACGTGTTGCGTCAGCCGGTCCTGAATTGCTGGTTGAAACTGTTTCGGTTTTGTTTCCTGCTTTTCTTCCATCACTGCACCGTCTGATTGACCGGCGCGATACCAGCGGCACGTCCGTCCGGTCCACGGATAATCTGTTTCGGCGCTCCGACCGCAGCAATCGCCGTCCCCAGATGCTGCATGGCATTAGCGTGCGTCTGAGCCATGTTGCTTTGGGATTGGGCCACATCCCCCATGGTTTTCTGCATGTGGGCACCAAGTTCCTGCATGAAGGTCTGCATGGAGGTGGACATTGCCTGCATGGAACTGGAGTCGGCATCATCGCCAGCGGAAATGCGCGCCACAAGCACCTTGGTATTATTTTCCAGTTCAGTCTGCCATTTTTCGAAGGCTTGCTGCGCTGCTGTTTCCTGGGCTTTCATCATGGCCTGATGCTGTATCCGCATCTGTTCGATCTGGACTTGTGCATTTGCCTCAGCCTGGGCGACTTGTAACTGGGCCTGAGTTTTGATCTGTTCGATAGCCTGATCCACCTGACCCTGCGCCTGGATATTCTGCGCTTCCATCTGGCCTTTGATCTGTTCCGGGGTTGGTTTGGGATTCTGAGCAAGTTGGGCTGCTTTTGCCTGAAGCTGTTGCATGGCGGTATCAATAGTTCCTTCGATGCTTCTGGCCTGTTTGAAACCAGAAACAGCGTATTGCATGATCTGCATGAGCGCCGGGGCCATTTCCGGTATTTGCTGGCCTGCCTGTACGGCCTGCGGCATGAAGGCCCCGAAAGCCTTGAGGAACTCCATGCGGTCCTCTTTGTCCTGCTGCTCATCGAGCATAACAAGGCTATCGGCCTCGACCTCAATACGGAATTTCCGCAAGGGATTTGACTTAAGAAGCTGCAAAGCCTGCGGTATCATGGCCTTGTCAGCGTCACTCATCTGATCTGCGGCGGCATACTCAAGGATCGTCTTAGGCTGATACATGGAACAAATTATTTGCGCCTTCAGTCTCAGAAGGTCGGAGGCAAAATACGCCACGTTATCCTGCATGGACTTGAGACGAAGCCCGGCATATTGGCCTTTGATCTGCTGGGCTGTGGCACTCTCGGAAGCTACGCTTTCGCCCCGAATGATGTCGGAGATGCCGGTAATCTCATAAACCTGTCCCTTGATATTCTGCTGGGCCTGGTAGCATTGGAGAAGGCACGCAGCGAGCGCATCTATAGGAAGAAGGTCTACGGCGCCCTTGAGGCCACCCTTTTCTGCGAACGCCATCCACTTATCGACGGGGATAAGCGTGTTATTCTCGCCTTCCGTCAGGAGCCTTTGGAGGGCTGGCTGGGACTGATCGTAAACACCCCGCACTCGGAGGGCTTTGACCAATCCGTCAATTCTGTCGGAGAGGATGTCCAATTCATTAGCCTGATCTTGGTAAAGGACAAAATCAGGGACGGGAACGAGACTATCTGACGTGGTGGTTGCGTATAGTGGCCGGCCACAGGGGAAAAATCCTTCAAGTTCCAGCGGGTCATCCCGTTCATCGATCATGCTGGGATAATGTTTGGAGAACCACACGGCTTTCTCGGTATCCATGTCCCAAAGCTCGCAGACGCGTGCGCGGTCTTTTGTCGTGGATTGCTGCGTATATTTATTCAGAGCGTCGGGCGCGCTGTCATATGACAGTTTTTTGGCGATATCAGCTCCGAAGCGTTCCGCTGCCATATCTTCCGTGAGGTAGACCCAGCGCCAGACTTTCGTTACTTCTTCCCATGTTCGAGCGACTTCATGTCCAAATTCCTTCCAGTGGACATAATCGGTGGGAGATTGTTCGGATTCGATCTGCTCCATCGTTTCCGGCTTTTCATCATCTCCATCTTCCTCCGGACCTTCGACTTCCGCCACATCGCTGATTTCAAGACCATCCTCCGGTACATCGACGGTTGTAATCTTGGGCTCATAACGTACCCAGCCAACACCACGGCCTCCAAGGAAACGATCCTCGACCGCGTGATCCATGCACGAGCGGAAGTCGGTAAAATGTTCAATCTCGTAGTCAAGAGTGCGTTCGAGCAGTAGGGACGCGACCCGGCCTACGGGATCATTATCAACGAAGCGACGTGAGACATCGGCCTTTGGCATACGGGCATAGACGGCAGGCTTAAGCGTCTGGACGTTGGCCCATAGGATATTATATTTGGCGGTTTCGTTACCTGATGCGGACCGGGTATCATCACGATACCGCTTCAGTATCTTGGTGACACGTCCCTCCCATTTCTTGAACTCGTTTTCGTATGCCGAAACGATATCAAGATATTTCTGCACGTCATCGTCATGTTTGACGGCCATTTTCGTTTACTTCTTGTGATGCGGCATGTGCAGGGTATGACGTACTGGAATTGGAACAGGGACCGGAATTGGACCCCCCGGCGGCGGCGGAGGAGCAGACATGCCGGGAGAGGGATCACCCGGCATGGGAGGGCCACCAGGGGGAGGCGCATTCATTCCGGCCTGCGAAGAACCGGGCTGCGCCATCTGTGCGCGCTGAAGGACAGCGGCAAGGACTTGAGGATCGATTGGCATGGTTAAAATCCTTTAGGTATTTTTGCCTTGATAGATATTTTCGGCAGTTTTACGGCCTCGGCATACTTTGTTTGCTTGATACCCCGGTATTGTTCGGGGTCTAGGCCGCCGCGTTGCCATAGGTAGGAACCTGGAAAGTCTCCCCCTTGAAACTGGTCTTTGGCAGGAGGGGCCAGTTTGAGAGCGGCAACGAGGGCGGCAGGGTTACGTGGTGCCATTGGTTCCAGAACCTACAATTTCGGAGACGGCCTTATTTTCCAGTTCGATAATCTTTGCTTTCAGGACCGCGATTTCCGCTTGGAGATGGACTGTTCCCTCCATGGCCTCTGCGATCTGGGCTTTTAGGACATTGATTATAGCCTCAGCCCTGATTTGCAGTTCTGTAGCGAGTTCCATCAGCCGCTACTTCCCCAGAATATCGTGCAATCGACGGTGCCGCTTATGGTGATGATGAGGCTGGTATTGAAGCAGGCGGGTATCTGGTAATAGGTAGACGCAACAGGGGTAAAGGTATTGACGACGATAGCGGCCCCATCAGTAACCTTAATCGTCGGAGTGCTGGAGGCTGAAGCGCAGAAGATGCCGACTAACTGCCCTGATCCGGTAAAGACCGTCAGTGGCGATGAGGCTTGTGTCGTGTGGGCATAGTTGACGCTTTGTGTGACGGGATGGCTCATTTGCGCCTCATTTTGGCGAAGGTCTCAGCGAGACGGGCACGCTTTGCCAGTAGAGGGTTATCGCTATGGGTGGCCTTGGCGATTTTTTTCTTAGGGATTTTTTCGCCTTCTGGAACGCCAAGTTCCTTATGAAGTGCACCGGGGTGCTTCACGGCTCCCGCTATCCAGTTTTTACTCATATGCGTCTACTCCTTTTGTATTTCGATTGCGCCCACATATCTTCGAGTGTGGCCGTGTTCTGTGGCCCGACCATGAGTGGCCTATCAGTATGAGTGATGCGTTTGGCGGGCTGCTCGCGCCATGAGAGGGAGAGATAACGGAAGGCATCCGATGGATTGCTCGCCCAATTATGTTTGGGGCTAACCCGGAAAGCCTTGTTGTCCTCATCCCACTCGCGTTCGTATTGCTTTAGGGCCTCGATACCGTCTTTGCATTTAACCGCGTCAAAATAACAATGGGGGAGAGTAGCGCGGACTGCCTGGATGCCGTCCTGGACAGATAGTTTTGGAACTAAGCCAACATTGGGAAAGCCCAATATCTCTATGACTTGCTCAATGGTGGACTTGCCATTGGCGGCGAACGTCTTGGCCTTGGCATCATGGGGGAGATAGTGTCTTTCGTAATGGTAGGGCTTGGAAGCGACGAAGTTTGCAACGTCTTCAACCCCGGACCCGGAAACCGTGAAGAAGTCGATGATCCGCAATTCCTTGCCGCAGGGCTGGAACCACCAGATTGAGGTATCGTCGGTATGGCCAATATCCCAGGCGGTGAAAGTGGAAAGCGACGGATCATAGGCCACTTCACGGACCCTTCCCGCCTCCGTAAGTTCCCGCATCTCGGTGCCATAGAAAGCACCAAGAATCGCTGCTTCGAAAGAACATTCAAGTTCCTGTAAATACTGGTCCGGTAGAAGCTGGCGTTTCAGGTCATCAAGTTCGCTCTGCGGCAGAATGCCGCTGCGTGACGCCTGAAGCATCATGGAGAACCATTCGTCCTTCAGTCTATTGCTGGCATCGTCCCAAATCTTCCAGAAGTGGTTTTTCCCCTTGGGAGTACCGGCAAACACCCCCCACCCCTGCTTGTCGGAGAGGGCGGGACGAATGACAGTAGGCCAGACGGAGGGCCTAAAATCCCCCACCTCGTCCATGAAAATCCCATCGAAACCCAAGCCGCGCATGGCGTCGGCATTGTCAGCCCCGAAAAGCCTGATCCGGGCCCCATTCATCAATGTGACCATCAACTCCGCTTCATTGGTCGAAGTCTGAATGGGGGCGCTGTAGTACTTCATAAAGCCCCAAGCGATGTCCTTGGCTTGGCTTCTGAATGGCGCGACGTACCCAAACAGGGGGTTATCCGTCTTGCAGGTGATGGCAGCCCGAATCAGATCATTGACAGCAGCAACAGTCTTGCCAGCCCGTCTATGGCAGACTAACGCGGCCCATCTCTGCGTACGGTCATGGAAGGGGGCGAAGGCGTCCCGTGGCTCATAAGGAATTTCGATATCTCTGGCCAAAATTCCCGCCCAAAGCAGCAAAACTTGCCGAATTTGGAGAGAACTTAGCAGATTATTGCTAGATTGCTAGCCCCACAACAGAAGGTTGGCGGGTACTGTTCCAGACCTTTCGATGTCGCCAAGGTCTGTATTGGCGATTTGTAACTGCTCCAGGATGATGGGCTTGGGGTCGATGGCCTTGGCCATGTTCTCCTTACTGATGGCAAACGCGTAGCGCAGGTGGGCTAACTTTCCGGCGTAGGGGGCGATTGCGGCATAGATATAATTCGGGTCGTCGCCCTTTGTCTCATCCGCCAGACGAACCTCAAGAACGCGATAAGGTGTATTATCCTTGATAATCTTGGAAATTTCCGGGATCGTCAGTTCACTCATTGTCTCACAAACCCCGTAGGCGGCAATATCAGCGCAACAGTAGGCGGCTTCAGCGTCTTGCCCTGCACCGCGAAAACTTGCTCCCAGTACACGTTCCACATGGCCTGGTAGATTTCCACAACAAGCTGATCGTCACTAACCTGGGCGTCCTCAGTGTCGATCGAGGTAAGCGTATCCAGCTTCGCCTTCCCAGCATCAGCCATGGCCCTAGTGACAGGGCAAGGAGGTGGGCGCTTCTTACAATTGCCGGTGCGATCCATCACTTCTTCCCCTTCTTAGCCCTGTACCGCCGCATGGCAGCAGCCTTAACAGCACGCTTGTGGGCAAGCATCTTTAGCGCATTATTTATTTCAGCCGTGTGCCTAGAAACAAGAACCTCAAGGTCCGTTCGTGGTTTCCGGTACTCAATCGGTGGCTTCACCGTCATCTGCCCCTAATAGGCTTCCTGACATCAGGCAGTATAAACCCAAACTCAGCAGCATAGGCATCAAACCTCGCACGACGCCTAAGATAATACATATACGCCTTGTCTCGACGCGCCTCACACTCAAGCCGTTCGCGTTCCTCCTGCGCGGCGCGAACCAACTTCCTCCGCGCCTCCGCCTTGCCCGTCGCCTGGACGACGGCCTCCGCCGTCTCCTCCCTCGTCGCCTCGCGTTCGATGCCAGCCACAGGGTTACAATATCCAGCAACGCGCCGAACGCAAGGAAAACGTTCTAGGCGTCAAAAGAAAGATTAGCGCGCATAGCGTGGCAAAAACTTGACTCGCGCGCCGCGCTGTGTCTTCGGCGCTCGCTCGTGTAGGCTCGCCCGATGTCGACGCACAGGACCGCGGGCATGTCGC